CCAATTAAGACGCAGATTTTGGGTGAGTTTAGCGTTGAGCGTGAAAACCAAGCCAAGCGCATCAAGGAGTTCATGAACTACCAGATCACTGAACTCATGCCAGAATACTTTGATGAGTTTGAGCGGATGCTATTCCATCTGCCACTTATTGGGTCTGCATTCAAGAAGATCTACTTTGACGAGAACCTTAACAGGCCAGTTTCAGAGTTTGTCCCTATTGACCAGTTCTACGTGTCCTACAATGCAACTGATCTTCGTAGGGCAGATCGCTACACTCATGTAATCTACTACAGTCCAGTAGAGATGATCAGAGCAGTTTCATCCGGTAGGTTTCGTGATGTAAACCTGACTGATGCTCCAATGCCAAAGCAGACAACCATTGGTCAGAAGATTGATTCGATCATGGGCATGTCTCCATCCCTTAGCATGGATCCCCAGTACACGGTACTAGAGCATCACTGCTATCTGGAGCTACCAAAGAAGTTTATTCCAAAGAATCATAACGAAATGGTTCCACTTCCGTATATCATTACGGTAGAGGATGAAAGCAGGAAGGTCTTGTCTATCCGCAGGAACTATGACAAAGATGACAAGCGCAAGGAAAAGAAGATCTACTTTACGCACTACAAGTTTGTACCGGGTTTCGGATTCTATGGATTAGGTCTTATCCATTTCCTTGGAAACATGACGCTGACGGCTACTGCTGCAATGCGTAGTCTTGTAGATGCTGGTCAGTTTGCAAACCTAGCTGGCGGTTTCAAGGCAAAAGGTGTCCGTATTGTAGGAGACAACAATCCTATTGCACCCGGTGAATGGAAGGAAGTCGAGGCAGTCGGTAATGATCTGACAAAGATGATCATTCCACTACCGTACAAGGAGCCTTCACAGACACTATTCCAGATGCTCCAGTTTATCAGTGCGGCAGCCCAGAAGTTTGCCGACACGACCGAACAGGTAATCTCGGAAGCTGGTAACTACGGTCCTGTTGGTACTACGATGGCTCTACTGGAGGCTTCAAGCAAGTTCTTCAGCGCAATCCACAAGCGTCTGCACAAGGCACAAAAGGAAGAGTTCAAGCTTCTAGCTCGCATCAACTACGAGTATCTTCCGGAAGAGAGTGGCTTGGATGTTCCAGACGGAACACTTGTTATTTTCCGTTCTGACTTTGATGGCAAGATTGACGTAGTTCCAGTATCTGATCCAAACATTCCATCAAATGCACACAGGATGATGATGGCTCAGATGGCAATGAACCTCGCACAGTCATCTCCACCCGGCATGTTTGATATGGAGGTTCTTAACAGGACAATCCTACAGGCAGCAAACATTCCAAATCTGGACAAGATCATGCCACGTAAGGTGGAGCCGGTTCCTCTTGATCCGGTCTCGGATATTGCTGCTGCCGTCAAGGGTCTCCCAATCAGGGCATTTGTTGGTCAGAACCACGACGCACACGTTCAAGCAAAGATGATGTACTTGCAGGACCCAATGAATGGAGCAAGTCCAATCATGCAGCGTGTAGCTCCAATCCTACAGGCCAACATCCAAGAACACATGGTCATGAAGTACCAAGAGCAAGTCAATGGCGTTGCTCGACAGATGATGCAAGCTGCACAGCAGACTGGGCAGATCAACGCAAATGATCCTCAAGTCATCGAAATGGTAATGGCTCAAGCTGCCCAGCAAGTCATGCAAGCTAATGCTGCAATGGCTCAGATGCAGCAGACAAACACTCCAGAAGCCCAAATGGTCCAGCTAGAAGCACAGCGTCTCCAGATTGAGCAGGGCAAGGTACAGGTCCAGCTAGCAAAGGAAAGCGTTGATGCTGCAATGCGTAACAGGGAACTTGATCTCAAGGAAACTGCAATGCGGATTGACATGATGAAGGAAGGCATCAAGACAAGTACTGCAATCAATGAAAAGGAAAAAGATCGCAGCAACAAGAAGGCTATTGTTGCCCTTCAAGCAATCATGGATCTAGCCAAGACACAGCAGGGGATTGAAAAGGACAAGGCACTAAAGGCTGCCGATATCCTTTCCCAGATCCTTCAGCAGGATAAGTCACAAGCAAAGATGCAGTGATAAAGACATAAAGATATGGTTATATGGGATGAAATGCTTGTTGGATTGAACAAGCAAATAGGTGAGCTTACAAAATTCCTTGTCTCTGGTCAAGCTTCAGATTATTCTTCCTATCGTGAAGTTGTCGGTAAAATCGAAGGTATCGAAATAGCAAAACAAACTCTTCATCACATAGTAAAGTCTCGACTTTATGACCAAGACGATGAAGATGAAACCGACAATCAAGTCAATAAGCGTCGCTAGACGCGACAGAAAGAAAGGAAGATAATCCAAGACATGTTTAATGTTCAAATGGACAAGGCTATTGACAATGGTGAGTGGATTACGGATGAAGGTGTAAAGCTTGACAAGAAGGATCTGCCAACGCTGCCAGCGTATCACGTTCTTATTCGTCCAGTTTCAATCCGAGCCAAGACAAAGGGTGGAGTATACCTACCAGACAAGGTAAAGGATGATGTTGCTTATCTAACCACGATTGGCAAGGTTCTGAAGATTGGCGAAATTGCGTACAAGGATACTACAAAGTTCCCGAATGGCCCTTGGTGTTCTGAGGGTGACTACGTGTGTTACGGAAAGCATATCGGCCAGAAGTTTGTATTCAAGGGTGTAAAGCTTCTTTTAGTCTACGATGATCAGATCATCATGAAACTTGACAATCCAAAGGATCTAGATACGACGTACAATCTCTCCAACTAATAGTTTGAATAACTGGTTTTGCATAGCAACATCTAGTATGTTACTATGTAACCCATCTCAACGTAATCGTTAGTTTCGTAACTAGCGCGTGTTTGAAAGGAAACAAAATGGCTAATGACAAGGTTGACAATGGTTGGTCAACTATTGATCTGTCTGCGGATGGTGCGGGCAAGAAGGTAGAGTTTGAAATCGAAGGTCAGGAAGACAAGTCTAATGAGCAAAAGAAAGCCCAGACTGCTCCTGAAACGAACATTGAAGTTACACGAACTGAGGAATCTTCGGATACAAGGTCCAATAATGACACAGCAGAAGTTGGAAATCAATCAGAAGCCCAGCCTAATCCAGAATCTAAGGAACTGGAAGGCATCGAAACTCGCGGCGCTCAGAAGCGTATTCGCCAGCTTATCAAGCAGCGTAAGGAACGCGAAGAAGAGATTTCTAAGCTTCGTGACGAGGTCGAAAAGCTAAGGACTTCCGTACAGGTTCGTGAAAAGGAGCTTTCAACCAGTATCAAGAGTACGATTGAAAGCACCGAAAGCCAACTAAAGACACGAATTGATTCTGCCAAGGATCTATTCAAGCGGGCAGCAGAGAGTTCTGACACGGACGGCATGCTTAAGGCTCAAGAGGAAATGAGCCGAGCTTATGCCGAGATGACTCAGGTTCGTCAGCGTCGTCAGGATCTGGAAGAGTACACAAACCGTCTTGAGGCGCAGCAGACAAAGGAAACTCCTGCTCAGAATCAACAGAAGCAGGGACAGTACGATCCAAAGGCTATTCAGTGGGCATCTAAGAATGAGTGGTTTGGCAAGGACCAGATCATGACCAATGCGGCTCTTCTCATTGATGCCCAGTTAAAGGAAGAGGGATTTGATCCTTCTGATGATGAGTACTACGATGAGGTCGATTCAAGGCTTTCTCGTCAGTTTCCGCAGAAGTTCAAGGATCTAAAGGTAAATTCCCAAGATGAGTCTGAAGATGATTCTGGGAATGCTACAAACGCTACGAAGGCGGCGTCACGTCCTTCTCAGGTGGTTTCGGGTGCGTCACGCACATCCAAAGCCTCTACAACTTCTCGTGGCAACAAGGTCAAGCTCACACAAGAGGATGTCCGACTTGCACAGAAGTGGGGTATTCCACTTGAAAGATATGCAGCGGAAAAGCTTAAGGCTGAACAGGCTAATGGCGACTACACTCCAATCTGATATACACAAAACTAAGCGTGGAAGGAAATAAACAATGACACGGGAACTAAATTCACGAACTGCCAACACTCGCGAGAACGAAAAGCGTAAGCTTGTATTCGAGGAGCCAAACTGGCTGGACATTCCGGAAACTGTCCGCCAGCGATTTTCAAATAGCGGAAATGCTCTTCGATGGATTAGGATTTCAATCAAGAACGAAGAAGATTACCAGAATATTGGTAAGCGTCTAGCGGAAGGTTGGGAACTAGTTCAAGCTGACGAGGTTCCAGAGATGATGGCATCCTCTGCCGTGAGAGAGGGAGGGCGTTATTCGGGTGCTGTCTGCCGTGGAGATCTAGCACTGGCAAAGATGCCAGCCGAGCTAGCTGAATCTCGCCAACGCTTCTATGAGAATAGGAGCAGGGAAATGGTACAGGCTGTCAATTCTCAGCTACTGAGTAACTCAGACAGTCGCATGCCAATTTCTGTAAACAGCAAGACAAATGTCAGTAGGGGGAAGTCTCCTTCGTTTCAGGACTAAGTAGATTTGAACCTCTTCACACTAATCTTGCACTTGTCAATGTCTATCAAATAAGAAGGGAAAGTGTAATATGACTACTTCAAAGACACTATCCGGTCTTACTCCTTCACGCATTGCTGGTGCCGCCTATAACACACAAGGTACTAACGAGTATCCAGTTTCCACTGGCTATTCTTCAAATATCTTCATGGGCGACATTGTAAAGGTTGTGAGCGGGTATGTACAGGTAATCACCTCGACGGAAGATTTTGCTCGCGGTGTTTTCATGGGCTGCCGTTATGTTCAGAATGGCGAGCCAAAGTGGAGCCGTTACTGGCCCGCTAATACTTCAGCTTCAGAGATTTACGCACAGGTAGTTGATGAAGCTGCTGCAACGTATCTCATTCAGGCTGATGCATCGCTATCAATTGGCGATATCAACAGCCAGAACTTTGCTGTAACACTAGGTGCTGGTTCAACTGTAACCGGCAAGTCTGGTTTCGGCATCAGGGCAGCAGGGCGTACGACTGGTCCTGCAATGGTTCGTCCGGTTGCTGTATTTGATGTCCCCGGCAATGATATTCTTGTTCCAGCGGAACAGGCTTTTCCAATTGTCGAGGTTCGTATCATGCAGAATGCTGATCGCTACATTAGCGTTGTCGCTAGCGTTGGCGCAGTACTAACCTCAACGATCTAATTGAAGGAAGGAGTAAATAACAATGGCTATTAATCGCGCTAGTATTGCCAAAGAGCTTCTTCCGGGCCTTAATGCAGTCTTCGGTATGGAGTACAAGGAAGTTGACAACGAGCATGCAGTCCTCTACGCAGTGGAGAACTCCGAGCGTGCCTTTGAAGAGGAGGTTCTCTTCACGGGCTTCGGTGCTGCTCCAGTCAAGGCCGAAGGTGCTGCTGTCCAGTACGACAATGCACAGGAAAGCTATGTCGCTCGTTACACCAACGAGACCGTAGCTCTCGCATTTGCCGTAACGGAAGAGTCAATGGAAGACAACCTATACGATACGTTTGCCAAGCTTCGTGCACGTGGTCTCGCCCGTGCAATGGCAAACACCAAGCAAGTAAAGGCTGCTGACGTTTTCAACAACGGCTTCAGCACTTCTTATCTTGGTGGCGACGGTGCCGCATTATTCTCGGCATCTCACCCTGTCGTAGCTGGCGGTAACCAGTCCAATACACTCGGTGCAACTGATCTGTCCGAGTCAGCTATGCAGACTGCTCTTATCACCATCGCAAAGGCCAAGGATGATCGTAATATCCTTATTGGTCTTCAGGCACAGTCTCTCCACATTCCACCGGATCTTATCTACACGGCTGACAAGATCCTTAACAGCACTCTCAGCACGACAACCGTTACGAACAGCACGACTGGCGTAACGAATGTCAACGACGTTAACTCACTACGTCGTATGAGTGCACTGCCAAAGGGCTATTTTGTAAACCATCGGTTTACCGATACGAATGCTTGGTTTATTCGTACCGATT